CAAAGATATTCCGTCTCCTATCGGAGACGGGCGCGACGCGCCGGAGCCTTTGGCCCTGGACCTCGCAGGAGCAATCTTCCGCACCGGCCTCAAGCTCCTGATGGCCTCTGGCCACAAAGAGCCCGCAGCCCGCTCGATCATTGGCCGGTGGAGAAAAACCTACTCGGATGGCGCCGTGCTCGCCGTGCTGGCTCGCTGCCAGACTGCCCAGCCCGCGCCTTCGAGCCCGATCGAGTGGATCACCAAGGCCTTGCAGGCCGAACATCAGCGCGCGGCCGGACAGGCCCCGCAGCCCCAGCAACAGCCCCCGGAACGGGCCTCCGTCCGAGAGATCGGCATGGAGCTTGCCGTCCGGAAGCGCCGCGAGCGCGTGGAGCAGGAAGAAAGGATCGCAATCGGTGCACGATGAACCCGAAGTCGAGATGATCGCGATGCTGTCTGCCAGCCTCGCGCTGGTGAAGCCCGCGACCATGACCGCGAAAGAGGCGGCAGACTGGCTGGATGCAGCCTTCGACGCGCTCGCTCACCTGCCGCTGCACATCTTCCGCGACGGCGTGCGCGCCGCCCGGCTGACCTGCGACCATCCGGCGAAGATCGTCCCGGCCGTTGTCGAGGCGACCAAGGACGCGTTGTCCTGGCACAACCGCCCGAAGCATCCGCCGGTGCTTCGCCTGGTCGCGCCGGAGAAGCTGGGGGCTGGCGAACCCCTGCCGGATCCGGAATCGCTGATGGCAAGCCTCAAGCGCATCGGGGTCCAGCAGGGCTGGCTCGTCGAAGGGCCGAACGGTCTGGAATGGTCGAAGGAGACGGCGGCATGATCCGTGTGTCCGACCACGCCATCAGCCGTTACCGGGAGCGTGTTGCGCAGGTGAGCTTTACGGAAGCACGCGAGGCCCTCTCAAGCCCGGCGATCCGGCTCGCGGCCGAGTTTAGCAAGGGCGAGAAGGTCTATGTCCGCCTTGGAACGGGCCAGCGCGTCGTCGTGGAAGGCGGCTGCGTCACGACCGTTCTGCCATTCGACACCATCCCCTGGAAGCTTGGCGCCCTTGGCGACCGCATTCGCCGCCACGCCCGAGGCTGGGCCCATTTCGACCAGCATGGGGTGCATTGAGCATGAACGCGATCACCACCATCATCCCCGCCGGCACGCCTGCCACCACCCAGGAAGAATGGATCGAGCGCGGCCGCACCCTTGCCGACCAGCGCCGTGAAGTCGACTGGGCCCTTGGGGATTGGATGGCCGAAGGCAAAGAGGCCGGATACCTCACGCAATCCGGCTTCGACTTCCTGAGCGAGAACCTTGGCCTTGCCCCCAAGCGCCTGAAGGACGCACTCAAGGCCGCGACGACGTTCCCCCCGGCGCTGCGCGACCGCACCCTATCGGTGGACCACTACGCCGCGGTTGCCTCCCTCCCCCAGGACGAAGCCCTGCCCCTCCTGAAGCGCGCCAGCACCGACCACCTGCCGGTCAACGCCCTCCGGGAGCATGTGACCCAGCGCCGTTATGAGACCGGGGCCAACTTCGCCGACGACGACACGGACAGCACACTCTGCACCCTGATCGTCCGCGCCTGGAACCGCGCCACCCCCGAAGCCCGAGAGAGCGCCTTCGAGCACTTCAAGCTCGCTGCCTCTCACGGGTTCACCATCGTAGACGAAGACGAGGCCTCCGATGTCGAAGAGTAAGCTCCTGCCCACCTCCGCACCGAAGCCCATCCCGCCGGAGTTCATGGAGAAGTTCAAGAAGCACGGATGGCGCCGGGTCGAACAGATCTGGGGCAAGTCCACGGTGCTTGCCTGGCGCAAGGCGATCGGGGCGAAGCGCATGGCGGCGGAACGCAAGCGGTTCCTGAAGGAGGAGGCTGCGCGATGACCCCGAAGCAGGAAAAGTTCTGCCAACTGTTCGTCGAACTCGGTAACGCGTCCGAGGCCTATCGGCAGTCTTACGACGCCAAGCGCATGAAGCCCGAGAGCATCGCCGTTCAGGCCGCGAAGATGCTCGCCAGCCCTAAGATCGCCCTAAGGGTCGACGAACTGAAAGCCGCGCATGCGGAGCGCCACGAGATCACCGTCGATCGCCTTCGCGACATGCTGCTGGAGGACCGCGAGTTCGCCCGCAAGTGCGAGACGCCCGCCGCCGCCGTCAGCGCCACGATGGGTCTTGCTAAGCTCTACGGAAAGCTGAGCGACAAGGTCGAGCACACTGGAAAGAACGGGAAGGATCTGCCTGCCGCCCAAGTGCATGCGGTGGCGATCTTCGCCCTCCCCGACAATGGCCGGGACACCCCGGCATGACCCCCTCCCCGGAGACCAAGACCATGACTGAAGGAAGTATGCCGATCGAACAGCGCGCGCACTCACTCTGGCAGCGCCTCAAGAGCACTGCGGAGATGGGCGACGCTGAATGCGAAAAGCTGATCGCGCTGGAGCTTACTGAGGACGGGCCCACCCCGGCCGCCGATGAGGTGGAGGCGGTGGCGAGGGCGATCTGTGAAGCGTCGCAGGGTCAATGGCGCACGAATGAGGGCCTGTCGGCGCAGGCGATCAAAATTCTCGATAACGACGCGCTCAACAACCACTGGCGGCACAAGGCCCGCGCCGCCATCGCCGCACTGCAAGCCCGGAGCGCCGAACCTGTCGAAGAATGGGGCGGCCCTCTAACCCCTTCCGAACAGGCGATGATCGATACCGCTTGGGAGAAGCACAAAGCCGCCGGACGAGACCGCGCCATCCTCGAAGCGCGGCGGACAAAGGCTGACGATCATACCGTTGGCGTCACCGATATGATCCCCGCCGAACCTGCGGGCGAGGAGCCTCTTGTCTGGTCGGTTCGCCGCAAAGGCACTCACGAAATGGTCTGGGACGACGGCGGCTTCATTGCCGATAGTAAGGAAGAGGCTGAACACTTCGCTGGGTATTTCGTGAACCACGAGGCTTTCCCGCTATACGCCCGCCCCGCCACCCCGACCAATCCCGAAAGGTTGGTGGAGGCAGTTTCGTTCGACATGGATGCCGCGCCGAAGAATGAGAAAATCCTTCTTTGGATACCCGAAGAGGACCGCACTCATTTGGTCAAGGCTGGGTACTGGATCAGAGGGCAGTGGGACAACAACCGCTATGCCAAAAAGCCAAAGCCCTATTGGTCAACCGATGATGAGCGGATCGTCGGCACCATCGATCGCCGCAAAAATCAGCCGACCGCGTGGATGCCTTTGCCCGCCGCGCCTTTGAAGGAGGGCGAATGATGGTCGAGCATATCAAAACCGAAGTGCTCGCGCTGATCGACAAACGGGCGGGGGTGTGTCCGACCGAAATCCGTAGCCAGATGGACGACAAGCACGGTCGGGACAACGTGACCGAGGCGGTTCAGCAACTGATCGAACGGGGCGTCTGCATGGTCGATACGATCAACGGTGCCGTCCTGCTCGTTCGTGGCGATGCGGAGGCGATATGACGATCATGACCGAACAGGACATGGCGGATTACATGAAGGTCCGCTCTGCCCGCGAAGTGTGGATCGAGGCATGCCATTCAGGTGCAGACGCGATGGCTGGGCATGACAAGCCCGGTCCAGCAATCGCAGCCCGAGACGAAGCGGCATCCGCTGTCATCGAAGCCGCCATCCTCGCAATGGCAGAGGAGAATAAGCGGCTCAGGGAAGCGTTGGAGCAATGCGCCGAGTGTGACCCGGAAAGCGCCATGTTCGCCGCTCGCGCCCTCCGCAGCGGTGAGAGGGAGGGGGCGTGAAGGTCAGCGAGCGCGATCTTTCCCACGATGCCGCTCCCGAGCGCTTCGGAACGGCGGTGTCCAAGTGTGAGGGTTTCACGCCTGACTGCTCATTCCACGGGCGATGCATGAACGGCGGCGATTGCTTCGCCAGTCCTGCGCATCTCGTGGCCGCACGGATGGTGGAATCGCTGTTGCCGAAGGATGGGCGCGCCGGTTTGCACCTCGCCTACCTCCGGCGCGTCGCTGAAATGCTGCGAGAGGACCGCGTGCACCTGTGAACGCCTATACCTCCATCACTCCCGGCCTAGGCCATAACGGCGGTCCGGAGATCACCGCCGAGACGATCAAGCCGCAGCCCGGCCCTCAGACAGCCTTTCTTTCGAGTCCGGCCGATATCGTAATTTACGGCGGAGGTGCTGGCGGCGGGAAGACATGGGGCCTGCTCATGGAGCCGCTGCGCCATGTCAGCAACCCCGGCTTCGGCGCAGTGTTCTTCCGGCGCTCCACCGTCCAGATCCGCAACGAGGGCGGCCTATGGGACGAGAGCACGACGCTCTATCCGCTGCTGCACGCGGAGCCGAAGGAGCACACACTCTCGTGGACCTTCCCCACCGGCGCCAGCGTTAGCTTCGCCCACCTGGAGCATGATAAGACCCGCTTCAACTGGCAAGGCTCGCAGATCCCGCTCATCTGCTTCGACGAGCTGACGCACTTCACGCCTACCCAGTTCTGGTACATGGTCAGCCGCAATCGTTCGATGTGCGGCGTGCGCCCCTACATCCGCGCAACCTGCAACCCGGATGCGGACAGCTGGGTCGCCGACCTCATCGCTTGGTGGATCGACCAGGACACGGGCCTGCCCATCCCTGAGCGCTCCGGCAAACTGCGCTGGTTCGTGCGCGTGGGCGAAGACTTGCGGTGGGCAGACGATCCATCCGAGCTTGAGCAATACACCATGCTCAATGACGCAGGCGAGAGCGTACCGATCCCGCCGAAGTCTCTGACGTTCATCCCGGCCAAGCTGACCGACAACAAAGCGCTGATGGCCGCCGACCCGGGGTACATGGCGTCGCTGCTGGCCCTGCCGCTGGTCGAGCGCGAGCGCTTGCTGGGCGGCAATTGGAAGATCCGGCCCGCCGCGGGGCTTTACTTCCAGCGCTCTTGGTGTCGAGTGGTCGATGCGATCCCAGCCGGGACGGTGTTCGCGCGGGGCTATGACCTTGCCGCCACGCCGCGCACCGCCGACAATCCCGACCCGGACGCCACCGCATCGACGAAGATCGGCCGCATGCCGGACGGACGCTTCATCGTGGTCGATAGCCATGCCGACTGTCTCAGCCCGAACGGCGTCGAGAGCCTGATAGTCAACACCGCGTCACAGGACGGCAAGGGGTGCCTGATCTACCTGCCGCAGGACCCCGGCCAGGCGGGCAAGGCCCAGGTTCAGAGCCTCAAGCTCAAGCTGGCGGGGTACAACGTGCGATCGTCACCGGAATCGGGCGACAAGGTCACGCGCTTCGGGCCGTTCTCCGCTCAGGCTGAAGCCGGAAACGTCGATGTGCTGCGCGGCCCGTGGAACGAGGCTTGGTTCTCGGCCAACGAAAACTTCCCCAGCGCCAAGCACGATGACACGCCGGACAGCACCTCTCGGGCATTCGGGGCAATTGCACTTCGGAAAAGGTACGAGCTCACTAACCTCACCTAACTGGATTTGCGAGCGGGCAGCCTGACAATGAATGGCGCATGGACGTGCCGCCTGGCAGCCTCATAAAGCGCCACCTTTCCAGCAAATGAAGCAGCAAGAATCTTTTTTTGAGTTTCTTGAATCATATCGGCAGATTCTGGCGGCGCCCCCTCTCCACGAATTGATGCCTCACGCATCTTTAAGGCAAATTGAATAAAGTCGGCATATGCGCCCACCACTTTCTGGAAAGGCTCATTTTCGTCCGGTAAGTAAATCTTCTGAAGGGTGCGGCATTTGCTGTATTCCAGTTCAGCAGAATGCCAAAGAGCATCTAAGCGATCGCGCCCCGCATCTCGATCAAGGTAAAAAAGATCAAAGTGAGTCTTTGGCCAATTAGCCAATTGATCCACCCATCTGATGTACGATTCGACCATAAGTTCTATCTTACCGGTTAATAAAACACTCCTTTCGCGCCGTTCATTCAACGCAAACATAATTGCCCCGGAGAATAGACCGGAAAGCAAAGCTGTTACCAAAGCCTGGATTAGGACCACTAACTTACCCCCATATAATCAGCCCGTCCCAACAACGGTAAGGTATAATTGGGGGTGGGCATACCCTCCCCCGAATGCCCTGATGACCGATAGCCTCATGTTGATGATGGCGTGATAGGCCATTCAGGTCGCTTTATCTCCTCCCCCGAAATCATCGCTGCCACGACTTTCATTTGCATTTCTACGAGATGCCGAAGGCCTTCTTGTTCTTCAGCCGTCCCCTCCCGATCCACATACTTCATGGCGTCGTCTTCAAGGGCAAGAGCCAATAATTTGAGTAATTTCGCCGTTGCAGTGAGCTTTCTAGCATCCGACAACACCCCTTGATCCGGCAGATCAAATACTGGAAATCGGTCTATTTCGTTGCCAACCTCCACCATACTA